GCCCGGCTTTTTTCCTGCGCGCCGCGGACCATGGCCTCGACCACCTCGCGACTGACCGCCCCGACGGTTGGAAACAACTCGGCAGGGACATCCAGTTGCTGGGTTTTCTGGCGGTTGGAGTAGGTGACATAACCGGCCTCGAACCACGCCGAACTCCCCGGAATACGGGTGATCGCCTCGGCAATCCCGCCACCGGTACAGGACTCGGCGGTGGTGACGTGGGCATTGAGAACCTGCAAGCGCCTGCCAAGTTCAGCGGCCAGCTGAGTGATATCTTTCACGGCTCTCTCCTGATCGAGCGGAATGAGGCCTACCGTACACGAGCCGATCACGCTTGCAAGGTTCAGGATCGATCAAAATGTTAGCGAGCGAGGGCTCTGACATAGGCCTGACACGCCTGCAGGGCAATCAGTCCGCTATCGCCTGCGTCGGTGATGGCGATAATTCGTTGAGCATGCGCCGGGTCAAGTCGGGCTCGCGGGGCGCCATGATCCACGCCGCCGGCGCTGGAGGCGGCTGGCACTGCACAGGTTGAGGCAGCGTCATTGGTATCGAGGAGGACTGACAGGCGCACATCAGCAGTGGCAAGACGATCGCGCAGGCGACCTTGATCACGTTCGGCATCGCTAAGCGCTCGATAATGGGTTTGCTCACTGGCCGAAAGCCGCTGCTCCAGGGCCAGACGCTTGTTCTGCTCGGCCTGTTGCTGCGTGGTGGCCGTCTGAGTCAGTTGATTAAGGGTCTCGGCGTGCAGCCTGGCCTGCTCCGCGAGTTGCCGGCCGTAGCGCCAATCCTGAAACTGCCAGGCCAGTGCCGCCGAACAACCGGCCAGCACCAGCAGACCGATCAGTCGCCAACCGATCAGACCGACGGCTGGCATAGCACCGCCCTCGCCCGCGCCCAGAGTTCCAGACGATCCTGCAATCCGTTCAGTCCGCCGTTAATCCGGCGAGTGATGCTGTTGAACTGGCCGCGGTCGGCCAATTCATTCAAGCCGTTCTGCTCCCAGAACCATGCCGCTGATTCAGCGGCCCATTGGGGTTGTTCCAGCAGTTCAGGCAGAGACAGCAGACGTTCATCGCCGAACAAGCCGAGACTGCATTGCCGGTAGTTGTTGCGACCGGTGATCTGGATCAGGCCACGGCCACGGTACTTTTGACCGTCGCCGTCGGGTTCTGGAGTGTTGCCCAAACGGGTGGCCAGAGTGCCGGTGTCGTATTTGCTCAGGTATTGAGTACTGCCCAGTTCACGTAGGTACTGTAATTGCCCCGATTCGTAACCGACTTGCGCGAGGAAGGCGGCGATGCGTTTTGGGGTGTTGATGTCGCGGTGAGACATGGCGGTGTTCAGGGCGGAAATGAAAACGCCCGCTTGGGAGCGGGCGTTGGGCATGATTTTAAGTAGCTGCCGTTCCGTTAGCGGCATAAGTTGACCTCTACTTATTTTTTTGTGCGAAAAAGCGAAAGCAACGACTTCGTCGGCTCCTTGGGTTCGGGAGTCGCCAATATCGGCCACTCCACCTCAAAGGGAAAACCGACTTGGAGTTCAATGTGATTCAACGCAACGCAATAGCGTTTCCAATCCAGCAGTGTCGATTGCTCTTGTTGCGTGGCATCGCCCAGGTCGACGGCATATTGCAGTGGAGCAATGCGCAACATGGCATCGCGTAAATAATTATCTCGACCCGCCAAAACTATTGCTGCTTCACTGTCACGTTTTGCCGACTCATCAAACTGCCAACCACCGTCGCACCAAATATGAAATGCACCAGGCCAGACTTGCTCTGTCAGTCCCGCCGGTAGTTCACCTAACGCCACCCACTGTTCACTGGCGCCTGTGTCGATCCGATAAACAGTGCCTCTCCTGTCAGGCACCTGCGTCACCACCCCCTCAACCAAAGCCCATGCGAAACCAACAGCAGGTGTTTCCAAAACATCAGCAAATGCAATGGAGTTGCTGGGTTGCAACGCGCCTAGTCCCGGTATGACAGGAAACACTACAGGTCCAACTAATGCCTGAACATCGTCAATCAAATAATTAACCATAGCATCCTCAAATAACCTTGATACGACCTGGATAGGCGATGTTCACTGGGCGGGTCTCATTGGAAGAGCGACCACCGATCATTCCTTCAACAACCACCCATCGATTAGTCGAAGCCCCTGCATTCACCCCAATCTCAGCAATGTTTGCATTCATCTGGTTACCTGAGTTAAGGGTTGTACTGGTTGTACCTTTGGCTTGATTGAGCAGAGCATGACCATGCTCCTGTAATGTGTCGGTCTCTCTGGAGCCTGCAACACGACCAGGATTCACTCCACGACTTTCATCAAGTACACGCAAAAACTCTCCACGCCCTTCTGGCCCTCTAAAGGTGGAAACACCGTCCCCACTGGTCCAACCGCCTTCATATCCAACGCGCGCAGCCTCCGTTCTTAACATGCCGGACTGTTGAGCATGGTCCCATAGCCAGGGCCATTCATTGCGATAGAGTACGGTCCCGTTCAAGGCCCCATATCCTCCAGGGCTGAACAATGTTGTTGTTTCAAAGACCGGCCGTCCAAGCGATGTGTTATCAAAACGTCCTACAGGCCACCAACTGCCGGAAGCATCGCTGCGCAGGTGCCACCAATCGCCCGCGCCCATCAATACTAAAAACGGATAACCCGTAGCACGCAGATGGGTATGAAACTTAATGGTGTCAGTGCCTGAACACTGAACGAGCAAACGGTTACCACTGTTATCCACCCGTCGAATAATGACATCACGAATACCCAGAGCCGCATCGACAGCAGGAAGTGTAAGCGTGATGGTTTCCGAAGCCCCACTCACAAGAATAAGGCCCAAGTCGTCAGAGGTCAGCGCTTTTGACGCCGTGAAATTTTTCACCAGCGACAACATTGGACTTGCCTTGGTCATCATTAACTTAATAGCTTTGAGCAACTGAGTATTATCAGCCTCAGAAGGAGCTAACCCGACCGAGCTGATAACACTCAGTATTTCTTGAGTAACACCGTTACCCCACGCTGAAGGGACCAACGATCCCGGCGTACCGGCGATGGGATCCTCATCCACAAACCTGCCATTGACCAACCCTATGTTGGGTACGCTTTTTGGATAATCCATACGTTCATCCTCCCTCGGAAATAACAAATGCCCGTACTAGCGCGGCAGTTGATACGGCGAGGTTCAAGATTGTTTTGAATAAAAAAGGCCCACAGAGGGGTGGGCCGGGGGATTGCGCAGTGACGCGCTCTAATCAGCAACATTCGCAACGGTTTGACGGATCGCCGTTATCGCCTCTTCGCTGGCGTTTCGGGCCAGGTCGATCTTGCCTTTGGCCGCCTGCGCCTTGATCTGCTCTTTGGCTTTGAGGCGCAGGACGCGCAGGGCCAGCAACGCTTCATGGAGTTGTGCATCTTTAGCCAGTATCTGGTCCGCTGCCTGCTTGGCCGTCCGGCCTTTAACGACCCATGCGGAGACGGCCAGCGGCACGTCTTTTTTCGGGTAACCCGCATCCTGAAAGGCTTGGGCGTCAGCGGCGGCCTGGGCGTATTCCATGGCTTTGAGAGGATCACCGGCCAGAGCAGTGCGCGCGCTGTCTGCGGCAGCATCGACTTTGGCGCACAGGCGTTCGGTTTCCTGTTGTTCCAGCAGGGCGACTTTCGCGGCATCAACCACCCATTTTTCACCGTCCCAATCATGGGCTGGAGTGGGCTGGGCCGGACGCAGTTCATCTTCAAACAAGTGAAGTTCTTGAATGACGTTCATCGAATCAACTCCCAAGACACATGCACGTTAACCGCCGCCGCGAAGTTGATCGCAATACCGCTTGCATAATCAGCTTGAGAAAAGCCCTTGATGCCCATACCGAAAAGCAACTCATCACTGCTCGCATTACCGGCGTTGTATGTATGCTCGGCTTGATAAACCTGCCAAAGCGAACGCAGCTCCGAGTGATCGAAACTTGCGGTCAGTGTAGAAACGGTCGTGTCGTTGACGACGTTGCTGGTAAAAATGCCAACAGAAGCCCCTGCCGTTCCCCAGCCATCCCAGTTATTGGAAAAGTTGACGGTTGGATTAAGGAAGCAATAGTTGCCACCTAGCCATCCGCCCGGAGCAAAGGCCACACTGGTAATGGCTGTGGGGTGAGGAGTCGGGTTACCCACCACCAGACGTGCTGCTCGCGCATGCGGGTCCAGCGGCAGATAAACCACGCCACTACCATTCACCGTCTGAGTCCATGACAACCGGTTGCGGTTATATATCAGTCGTACTATTGGCGTCGTACCAGGGGCTCCGGTCACGATCCAGGCGATACAAATGTCCAGCGGCGTAGACTGAAAGCCTCCACCAGCCCCACCATTGACAGTGCCCTTCAATCCTTCGGGAGCAGCGTCATAGATTGTTCCTCGCTGCATATAAAACGTCAGCGCTCCCCCTATCACTTGCGCTCTCAGGAAGTAGCCCGAGTTAGCCAACAGATCCAGGCTGCTCCAGGCTGTGGTCACAAATGTACGGGAGCGCCCCAACTGTCCGGCCACGACCTCCTGACCTAGACTGACGTACACGCCAGCCGGAATCGAAACCCTGCCACCGCCAGTCGAAACCGCGGTCGGGATTACCGGCAGGCGGGCATCGGCTGTCGCCACCGTCGGCAATGGCAAGGCCGTGAGGGGCAGCGCCAGATCCTGATTCCAGCCCTTGGCGGACACGCTCTGAATTGCTTGCAGCAACTGATTGTATTTCGTCTCGTCCGGAGTCAGATCCCCGGCCTTGATGACGTTCACAATTTCCTGCGTTACCCCATTCCCCCAGTCCGCCGGAATCAACGACCCCGGCGTCCCGGTCAATGGGTTCTCATCCACAAACTTCCCATTCACCAACCCGGCGCTGGGCACATTTTTCGGATAATCCATCTCTCTATTCCCTAGTCATAATTGATGTGCACCTTGGTATGCGCCGGCGCGCTGCGGTGGATCAGGCATTCCAGTGCCGAGCCCGGGTTCACGCCGAAGCGCTCGCCCCAATAACTCGCGCCAAAACGTCGTCCCAGCAGCAATCGTCCACCGGTGTTGAGCGTCCACATGAACTGCGCTTCCCAAGTGCCCCAGTGCGCCGCACCGAAACGCGAGCGCCCCATGCGCGGGGCTTCCAGCTCGGTGATGGTGGCGTTCGGATAGCCCTGGCTTTTGGCGATCTCGAGGTAGTAGCCGACGGCTTGGCTGCCGACCGCGAGCAGGCGTCGGCGTACCGCAAGACGGCGGTCGTCGAACAGTGGCGTGGCACCGAGGCACGGGTCGGGCAGGTTCATCACCCGCTCCCAGTCGGGCACCAGTTCGCTGACGCCGGCAGGGTCCATTTCGTTGAGCAGGTCGGCGGCGCGGGCGTCGAGGCGTGCCAATTCCTGGGCGACGCCTTCGAGCACTTCTTCAAGTTCCGGCACCCGCTCAGGGTCCCAGGCCGGGCCGCTGGGCAGCAGACTGCGCAGTTGGGCGTGGTATTGCGCGGCGGTTCTTACGCCCCCCATACGCAACCTCCGAAGGTCAGCAGCTCATTGGGCTCGGTTTCGACATCAGCAATAGGCGAGGTGAGTACGTGGTCGTTTTCGCCGCTGGTGCTGCTGATCGCTTCACGGATGTGGCTGATCAACAACTTCTGGCCGAGGTCGGCTTCGCGGTTGTGCAGGTCGCGCAGCTGCGCTTCGACGGCGGCGCGTATGGCGGTGGTGTCGGGGGTCAGCGTCAGGTGATAGACCACTGGCACTTGAACCGGTCGCTGCACATGCACCTCGGCGGTGACCGGGCGCAGAGGCTCGATGTAGGCCTGGACTTCGGCCAGTTGTTCGTCGTTCGGCACTGGTTGCGGGTCGTCGTCACGCATGATGAACAGGCTGACTGTACCCGGCCCCAACAAACCGCCACGGCACCAGACACGGGTCACGCCGGGGCATTCCAGGGCCCAGGTTTCATAGTCTTGCGCCGAACCGCCGTGAGGGATGATGCGGTAGGAACGGATCACCCGCGAACGCAGCGATTCCAGGCTTTCCCGCGCCACACCGCCGCTGAGCCCCGGCGCCAGCACCGTGAAGCTATTACCGACAATGCCGGCAATCGGCTGCACCGGAATCAGCGTCATGCCAGCCTCGGCATTGCCCAGGCTGCCGGCCTCGAGCGCGGCGATGGTGGTGCTGTTGAGGCCATTGCTGGTGGTGCGCGCGGCGGTCACTTTGTAGGTGCGACCGTCGCTCGATTGCAGCAGGGTGTCGACGTCCAGCACGGCACCGGCGCTGGCGGTAAAGCTGACGCTGCCGCTGGCCGCTTGCGCGGGTTTGCGCGGCTGGTTCAGACGCAGTGCGGCGATCCGTTCCAGGGTCGATTCATCGGCCTTGTCCGGGAGGATCTGCTCGGCGATCCAGTCCAGATAGCCATACAGGCCATAGGCGGCGCCACCGAGGGTGCGGGCCAGCACTTGCGCATCGGACTGGCGCAGCGAATCGCTGGCCAGGTCGCTTTGGGTGCGCTTGATCAGCACCGGCAGC